ATCAAACAAACACATATTAATTGTTGTTAAATGTCTTCAATTGAGTACCAATAATATTGGGAGTGCTACTGAAATTGCATCATAGAAGTAAAGATACATACACCCATAAGGACTGTGTGAGGTTGAAAAGAGTGGTTTCATCACCCAGAATATATACCAATAGCTTAGTGAGTATGAAGGAATAGGCTCAACTTAGAACTATGATAAGAGTAAGAAAGTAAATTGGAAACTGAATATATTTAGGTCAGAATTAAGACATTATCAGAGACAGCAACTAATATTTAGATGATTTAGGAATTAGAAAGTATTAGTGTAATGGTAGCACAAAGGATGAATGAAGTTGCCTTGAAATACAGTAGCAGTCATAACACCTTAGTAATGGTTCAAGTCCATTATACTTTCCTTTTATCAACCTATAAACAAACAATCAAATGAGCAGAAAATATACTTATCACCGAGAAAACTGTGACTGTTTCATAAGAGAAGTCATAGTAGATGTCTATGGAAGGAGAGTAGTCCTTGGTGGACAACATGCCTTTGAATATAGTATAACTGTTATATCAATTACTGGTAGAACAGTTGTTACTAACTTCAAGAATGGTAAAGAAGCAAGGAAAGAGTTCTACAAATATAAAAGAAAGAAATGATGGATTTATTCATATACTTATTAGTAGGCTTACCATTAAGCCTACTCTTTCTTTATATCATATTTGATGTAGTAAATGGAGATAACAAATGAAGTACATTCCATTATTACTATCAATAATGATATGTTCTCGTGGTCCACAAGAGCCATTTGAAGAACAGAGAGAAACAACAAGAGTAGATTCAAGTTATTACTTTAAAAATATGGCAGAAAAAGATGAGATGGACTAATGCACTCAGAGACATTGAGTTATCTGAAAAGGAGATGGAAGGTAGAGTTTGCAGTTGTCCTGAAACAGGACAACCTGATGAGTTTGGTGATGGTTCTTCACTACCCTGCATGAGCATGGAAATAGATAACAACTTATCTTGTAATAAATGTATATATTGTATAAAGAAAAATGAAAAGATTTAAGCTTATACTTAAAGGAGTGTTATTATGGATAACAGCCTTTGCAGTTATGCTTTTTATATCAGGAGTAGACAGCATCTATGACAATGGATATTTCATACATTCAATCATTATGTGTGTAATGTTATGTTATACTTGCTACAAGCTAATATCTGAAGAAGAGCTTGAAGTATTAACTTTTTCTAAATGGTTTAACAAAATAACAGGAGAAAATAACAAATAATCCTATAAAAGAAATTAATTATGCGAACAATAACTGTAGTATTTACAAACAGGATGCTATCTGTAAAGGAGATGCTTTCACACAAGAGATATAAATTCTTATGCAACTATGATACTATATCTCTTTATGACATGGTAGAAGACCCAAGATATACTAGTAAGATGTTAGTGACAGGATTTACTAACTGCACAAACAGAGTGCAAGATGGAATAACTCTGAAAGACATCTATATTACCAAGGTAAATGGACAAGCTATCAATCAGCCTGCTGGATTGGTTAATGGTAGCTTAGCAGGAAATAATTTCGACATTGACAAACAAAAAACAAGTAACATGGAAGAGAAAAGAAACATCAAAGTAACACTTGAACAGGCAATGGAGTGGTATAATAGTGATAATAGTACATTGCGTACATTAGCACTAAGCGCATACACTGAGGATGAATTGAAACTCAATCTCAAGTACATCAGCAACAAGGTATACAGTACATGCTTCTGTATCATGGTTCCTGCTGATGAAGCAGGGAAGTATAATACACTTGCAGACTTGGCAATCATTGCTAAGTTCTTCAATGGCTCCTGGAAGAAAAACCCAATTAATGTAGGGTATTTTATAGAGTACAATGAAATAGAAGAGAAAATAGATGTATGTGCTCATGAAGAAGGTGTATATTCTGGAGTCATATATTTTAAAAGGAAAGAAGATGCAGTCAAAGCAGTCGAGATTCTTGGTGAGAGAGTGAAGAGTCTGTTTGATTAAAGAAAGAATATTTGCACTTAGTAAGACTGTCTATTAACTATAGCTCCGATAGATGGTCTCCTTGTGACGGGTAAAGGGAAGATAGTTCAATAATCAGGACTATTACCACTAGGGAGGATAATAGGAAATAACAATGGAGGAATACCTATTGCTGAGTGCTTATAAATACTCTCATAGTTCAGTGGATAGAACAACTCTCTCCTAAAGAGTAGACACAAGTTCGAGTCTTGTTGGGAGTACGTAGGAAATTATAATAATACAAAGTGCCCATGAAAGATAGGAATAATATAGGTTCAATAATCAAACACTTATACCTTTCTCAGATTCAATAAAAACTTTGTTTATTTGGCTGGTAGGAAAAGACTACCTTTATCTACTCATATAAGGTAATTTGATTATTTCTAGGAAAAGTTTTTAGTTCGGGTGACATATTGTCACTACAGGAGACTGGTATGTGAATATAAGTCTCCTTTTATTTATTAAGACATGTGACACCTATTCTTCTTAATAGAAGTGAGCAGGTAAATGTCATCTATTAAAGATTATGGGTGTCACATATATCTCCATAGTTTAAGGGATAAAACCATAGCTTCCTAAGCTATTAATGTGAGTTCGAGTCTTACTGGAGATACAATGGGGATTTAGTTCACTAATTCTACATCATGTTACAGAACAAAATTAATAATTAAACTATCAAATGAGTACACTTAGAAAATGGACTGAGGATGAAGAGAAAGTAGTCATCAGTAAAATTGAGGCAAACCCTAACAACTTGCAAAGAGCATTTAGAGAAGCTTCTCTTGAAATTGATAGAACTCCTGCTGCTATTGGATGGAAATGGCATCAAGGAGGACTAAGAGAGAGAAGTGGTAAGCTCTTTATGACTTATGGAAGAAAGGGAACACTCAATAGTAATAGAAAGAATGTGTCAAGTAATACTTCTGACAATACTATAAGAACAAGAAAAAGTAAGTGGAGAAGAATACTTGATATATTATTTGAATAAGTTTAACTGTCTTTTTAGGACTAAAAAAGGGATTACTTAAAACATTTACATGAATAACTAAAACAGTAAGATATGCAAAAGGATTTGGTTTTCTTCAAGAAGGAAGATGAAGAGGGAGTAGCCTTAACTTCTACAAGTGCTAATCATATTGCTAACTTGGCTAAGGAGTATATTCAAGGTGTGGAGGCACAGTTGAATAATATAAGCTTCTTTAATGTTGAGGTAGCATTGGTAGGCAGTACTGGAGGTACAAGTACTATTCAGACAGGGGAATCATCCGAAGCTTTAGATAACTTACAATCATTGCTTGAGGGAGTAGCACGGGCTAAATCCCTTATAGCTTGGTTGAGAGAAGGTATCAAAGCTAAGGAGAACCTAATGAAGGACTTGCAGACTATCAGTCTTGAGGATTGGTGTAAGGAGAATGGACTAACAAGACCTGAAACTCCTAACTATGGTCATGTATTAACTGAGGTAGAGTATTATGCTTCTCTTCCTATCAAGGAAAGAAACAGATACTATCAGTTAGAGACTGAGGCTGCTGTATTAGGCAAGTATATTCATCCTGATGGACACTTGTCTGATGCAAGAAAGGAGTTAAAGGATAAGATTTATCATCCTCATAAAGTGGATGGTAAAGGTAGGGATGCCCTTATTTACACCTATACTCCTACTACAAGCATAGCTATAGTAGATAATGTATTCTATGAACTTCAAAAGAAGCACAGAGAAATACAGGCTCAACTGAATGCTATGAAGTATAGCTGTGAGCAGGCTATCAATAAGTCCACTAACAAGGTGAACACAGAGTATATGGCTGCTTCACAAAAGTACCAAGCTGAACTCAAAGGTATATTAGGAGCCTTCAAGACATGGAAGGATGAAAAGTCTCAAGAGTACAGCAAGTTGAAGATTATAGTACCCAACTCCCTGTTGGGTATTTATAATACTATCAACTCTTTGGGCAAGTAAATAAGGACCTGGGATATTAATCTCTAACCTTATTGAATACATATAGCAGGTATCTGTTCTTATTCATAGAATATACATAATTGCTAATAAGGAGTGATATATCTAATGCTCAGCCATTAGATAGTCTGTTATTCCAAAATAATCAACCCTATGAAATCTGACTGATGGAGGGATGTTCTTGTTCTCGGTGGAGTAACAGGTTCTTGCTATTGATATTGGCTTTGTGTTAGTAGGTATTTGCTATGTGTAACTTGTCTTTGTATCTTGGTGTAATTGGTAGCACACTGGCTGTTGGGTTGGAGGTTAGGTTCGAGTCCTAAGATACATCACATTTATTGTTTCACTTCTAAAAAAAAAGATGGAAAAGAATGAAGAAAAGGTTCTGGAAAGAAATCTGGAACAGAAGCATTTTGAAGATGCTGCAAAAGCCATTAAAGGTAGCAAAGAGAATGGTGGCTTGACCAATGTTGAACTTGTTGAAAACTTGGTAGAAAGCTACAAAGGTAAGACAGTGCAAGCACCTGTTGAGGTGATTGTAACAAGTGCAATATTCCTCAATGTGAGAGAGTTAATGGGCACTATTGAAGCCTTGAAGCATACTCTTCACATTAAGATGGCAGAGGAGTTAAAGGAAAAAGCAGATAAGGGAGAAGCTACAGCAAGAGATGCAATGGCTGCTCTCATGCTTGCTGCAATTATGAAGAAAGAATCTGAAGAAGATTAATATACATGAGTGAAATCAAAGTAAGTCTGACTGTTGCACTTCGAGGAAGTACAATGTTCAGCAAGGAGGAGTGCCTTAAAACAACTCAAAAAGTGATAGAGAGAAAGACCAAGACTGGCAAGGTCTACAAGAAAACCATTGAGGTTCAAGTAGAGGATTGGGATAAGATGGACAAGCATACCATGCAGGTTACAGGACCTAATGGTTCAGACCCTGAAACCATCACATTCCACACAAGGAAGACCAAGCCAGCTACACAGTCTATCAACATCTGCAAGGAGGCTTATGACTACATGACATCCAAGGAATGTCCTGCATGGAGCAAGATTGGAACATGGAGCCAAATGAAGCCTGAACAGAGACTTGAGTCTCACTTGCAGAGAATTGCAGAACATCTTGGTGGGACAGTAATATCCTATAAGGTGTTTGAGGACTAAGTGGGACTGTTCTCATAGTAAGGGCAAGGGTACTAATAATATCCTTGTCCTTCTTTTTTTTTTACAACCTACTGACTAAGTAGGATAAAACTAAGAGACTATGGGATATATTCCAAAATTCATACACTTTGACCATTTCATACATGTAGAGTATCCATTTGGAGTACATTGGAAGCATAAGTACATACAAAAGAGTGCAAAGGCTATCTATGATACTTACAAAGAGGATATTGAGGAAGGCACAACTATTGCATTTGTAGCAAGAGGCACATCAGGAGCTATGATTGCAGGTGCCATGCTTAATGAGCTACATCACATTGATTCATCTGTTAGTACCTGCATCTTGATAGTCAGGAAGGATAGTGATACAAGTGCTCACTGTTCATCACTGAAGGGTATTGAGAATTTACAGGAAGCAAGGCTTATTGTAGTAGATGACTTCATACAGTCAGGCGAGACTATAGAGGCAATATTGGAGGACTTAGATAAGTACTTTGAAATACCTTCTACTCCAAAGGAGAAGTATGATATGCTCTGTATAAGCAACTTCCTCAATGCAGATGCACTAAAGAAGAATAAGTGTGATGACTACATGAAATGGAAAGGTATTTGTTCAAGATTTGAGTATGTAGTATGTTGCCCTAAACCAGAGTAGTATGACACCATTTAATGTGTTACTCTTCATTATACTGTGTATTTGGATTATTGTAATGTATAATAAGTATTCTCCTAAGATTGATATAGTCACATCAAGGAATAAATACATTGTACTATTATGGTATAACAAATGGTATTGGAATGGGGAGTGTAGGAGAACTTACATAAAACTGTTTGAAGTATGATAGAATTTACACTTAATAGAAACAGGAATGGAAAGAAATCAAGATGGGCTAAGAAATATCCAAGAAAGAGAATACTAAAGAGAGGTGGTGAAAAGGCTGCTGGATGGTATTTTCATAATTGGTATGATGATGGCTATCATTATTTCCACGGAGATTTGCATAAATTCCTGTTAAAGAATGTAGGCAGACCAGTAGATAAAGTATTTTCTGAGTTCTTGCAAAGATGTAGAAGAGGCACTGAAAAGTATAATCTTAGAGAGTGGTTCTATGACATGTTTAAGAATAAAGAAGATATAGATTATACAGGAGGATTCTACCTATCTAATGGTATTATTAACTATAAGAAGAGAAGCAAGAGACCTAAAGGTCCTTATGTTCCATCACCTTTCATATTGGCACAGTTCAATACTCAGAATCTTCCGAGTAAAAGGAACTTGTACAATATATGTAAAAAGGCTGAGGAGACACATGAGAAGCAGCTTCTTGGTACATTCTATATCTCAGATGGTTTATATGAATCAAGAAAAGCTACAGTATATGTAGCAGCAAAGTCAGATTACAAGGCATCTTACTTTTATATGAGGATTGCCAAGATAAAGGAAATAGGCATAGGAGTCAGATTTTGGGTAAGTAAGTCTCAGGATGGAAAATACTTGATTGACCCTTACTATATTACCTATTCTGAATACAAATGGTCAAATAGGAAGTTGCCTGATTATGTATTTTTGACCAAAGAGGAGAAAATCTCTGACTAAGCAATATAAGTTTAACAAAAAAAAAAGCATGAAAGAAGCAATTTTATTGACTGATGGCTATAAGTTAGACCACAGGAGGCAATACCCTGAAGGTACAGAGTATGTCTACTCTAATTGGACTCCAAGAAGCTGTCATTATTACCCTGAGGCTGAGGAAGGTGCTGTTGTATTTGGAATACAATACTTTATCAAAGAGTATTTGATGAAGCAGTTCCAAGAGGACTTCTTCAATAAGCCTAAGGATGTGGCAGTTGCAGAGTTTAAGAGGAGGGTAGATACATTCTTGGGACCTAACAATGTGGGTACAAGACACATTGAGGAATTGCATGACCTTGGCTATCTTCCCATTAGAATCAAAGCATTGCCTGAGGGTACATTGTGTCCTATTAGAGTGCCTGCATTGACATTCATCAACACTCATCCTGATTTCTTTTGGCTTACCAACTACTTTGAGACTCTTATCTCAACTACCTTGTGGTTGCCTATGACAAGTGCAACTACTGCAAGGTTGTATAAGAAAGAGTTGATAAGACATGCAAGGAAGACAGGATTTAAGGATGTAGACCTCAACTTCCTTATACATGACTTCTCTATGAGAGGCATGGCTGGAGTGGAAGCTGCCATTATGTCTGGTATGGGCCATATGACTTCATTCTGTGGTAGTGAGACTATTCCTGCTATTGCTGGTCTTGAAGAGTATTACAATGCAAATGCTGAGAAGGAGCTTATTGCAGCTACAATTCCAGCAACAGAACATAGTGTCATGTGTGCAGGAGGTAAGGAAGATGAATTGGAGACATTCAGAAGGCTCATTACAGAGGTATATTCTACTGGATTTGTATCTATTGTCTCTGATACTTGGGACTTTTGGAAGGTAATGACAGAATATCTGCCTAAGTTGAAGGATGAAATCCTTGCAAGGGATGGTAGGTTAGTCATAAGACCTGACAGTGGAGACCCAGTACATATCATTGCAGGGTACAAGCATGAGGACTTTGAGACTTGGCAGGAGCAAACAGAAGTGCAAAACAGAATGAGTAGTACTGCTGAATGGGTAGGTGCATATCAAGTTCTGTGGGACATTTTTGGAGGTACTGTCAATGAGAAAGGCTACAAGGTGCTCAATCCTAAAGTAGGTATCATCTATGGTGATTCCATTACTCTTGAGAGACAGAAGGAAATCTACAAGGGGCTTGAGGAGAGAGGATTTGCAGCTACCAATCTTGTGCTTGGTGTAGGTTCATATACCTATCAGTATAAGAGTAGGGATTCTCTTGGCTTTGCTATGAAGGCTACTTGGTGTCAAGTTAATGGAGAAGGAAGAGAAATCTTCAAAGACCCAAAGACTGATGATGGTACTAAGAAGTCTCTGAAAGGTCTTATCTGTGTACAGGGAGATGGAGATAAGTATGTAGCTGAGGACCAAGTATCTAAGGAGCAGGAGGAGAAAGGTTACTTACAGACTGTCTTTGAGGATGGTAAGTTGGTTAAAGAGTGGACTCTAAGTGAAATTAGGTCTGCTGTTGATAGGTCTATAGTATATGAGGACATTTAAGCATCCCTTTAATGAAGAGAGATGTGCCCGCAGATTATTATGGGAATATCAACATTATGACCACATCATTGTGGGAATAGACTTTGACAATACTATCAAGCCTGTAAAATCTGATAGCTCTTGTGAGGAAATATTGGAGTTATTGAGGAGATGCTCCAATGACCCCAAGATTATTCTCTGTCTCTGGACTATATGCCCAGAGGGAGAGGAACAGGAGAAGTTGGAATACTGTAAATCTCAAGGTATCAAGATTGATTACTTGAATGAATCTCCATTCTTGATAGGAGAGTGGAAAGGCAAGAAACAGTATTTCAATGTATTGCTTGATGATAGAGCAGGATTGGAAAGTGCTTATAATAACTTAAAGTATGTATTAGACCATGCAAGTATTGAATCTAATAAGACCAGAGAATAGTGATATTAAGTATGACATCATTCAGTTTCCTGATGGAGAACCTCATATTGTCTTGAAGGAAATCAATAGAAAGGATGATGTTGCAGTTGTATGTAGGGTAGCTAATCCTACAGACCTATTTATTCTTATGCAGGTAGGTGATATTCTGAATAGGCAAGGCATCTTGTTCAGTTTGGATATTGTCTATCTTATGAGTATGAGAATGGATAGGGTAATCAGCTATGATGAGTCATATTCTCTCAGTATAGTCACACAGGTAATCAATGATATGTTCCCTCAAGCAGTTCATGTGCTTGAACCTCATTCACATAAGGTGCAAGACCTTATTGATGAATATTGGGGAGACATAGCTACTCCTATGCCAGATTTTGAAGGATACCAAGTAGTGTATCCTGATAAAGGTGCATTACAGAGATATGGTGGAGACCCTGAAAAGGATGTGATATGTACCAAAGTAAGAGACCCAAAGACAGGACAATTGTCTGGCTTTAAGATTGAGAATCCTGAGGTTATAGACAAGGAATTTACCAAGCCATTTGTAGTCATTGATGACTTATGTGATGGTGGAGGTACTTTCAAGGGTGTAGCACAATTACTTGGATTCCACTATCCTGACAGAGAGAGACATATCTATGTAACTCACATGGTTAATCCTAAGGGTATCACTACTCTGAGTGAGAATTACAAGAAGGTGTACTTCACCAATTCCTACAAGGATTGGGATAATGAAGTATTGCCAGACAATGTAGAAGTAATCAAAGTGGTATGAGCAAGTTTATAAAAATTGCCATTTGGTTTATACTATTTATGGCTGGGTTAAGCATAAGCTTATCAATGATTTCTGCTGCTAATACAGTGGAGAATCTATTAGGCTGTGTTGTACTCGGTCTTGTAGTAGCCATATCAGTCGGAACAGAGTGTTTAACAACAATTAAATTAAGAAAACATGAGAAGTAAATTTATTGGGCTTATGATAGCCTTGCTTGCAACTGTCTGTATGACAAGTTGTATGGAAAGAGTGGATGCTGGACATGAGGGCATCAAAGTGAATATGTATGGTAGTGGTAAGGGAGTAGATGATGCAGTGCTTGTAACAGGTGCTGTATGGTACAATCCCTTCACAGAGACTATCTATGAGTATCCAACCTATGTTCAAACAGTGGATTATGAACCATTCACTATCAATGCTCAGGATGGGTCAGAGTTCACAGTAGACCCTACTGTATCATTGAAGATTGTGGATGGTAAGTCACCTGCTGTATTCAAGAAGTATAGGAAAGAACTTACTGATGTCATTCACTCTACTCTATATAACTATGTGAAAGATGCCTTTAGAATCCAGCTTAACCAGTTCAGTACTGACTATATAGTATCTCATAGGGATAGTATTGAAAGGGCTATTGAAACTTATCTGTCAAAGTCTCTTACAAGAGAGAACTTTCAGTTGGAGCAGCTTACCTCAGGTCTGAAATATCCTAAGACTATTGTAGATGCTGTGGATGCCAAAAATAAGGCAGTACAGGAGGCTATGAAGGTACAGAATGAGGTAGAGGTTGCCAAGGCTGAGGCTGAGAAACTGTTAGTTAAGGCAAGAGCAGAGAAAGAAGCTAATGAGCTGAGAACTCAGGCATTGACTCCAGCAGTGTTGGAGAAGATGTGGATTGAGAAATGGGATGGCAAACTGCCTGTATATGGTCAAGTTCCTACAATCTTTAAGGATATTAGCAAATGATGTGGATTACTGCTATATTAATAATCATCTTAACATTAAGTATCTTAAAAGATACTCATGTTGAGGTGTATTACAGGTACTGTTGTCCTGCTAAGCTGCAAGAAGAATATGATGCTGTAATCCCATTGTGGGCGGCACTTATCATAGTTGTACTGGGTTTACTGCCCATAGCTAACATCATCTTATTTGCTGTATTCATCATATATTATGCAATTCATGCAGGATGGAACCCCAATGAATGTAGCAGCTATACCCATGTATTCTCATTAAGAGGGGGTAATATTGTCACAAAAGGACTATTAAAGGTTAAGAATCTATTATGTAAGAGGGTATGAAACAAAAAGTATTCAACATACTCATCTCCTTTGTAGTAGGGGCACTTGGGGTAGTACAAGTGCTACCCTACTTGAGGGAAGATGAACCACCTGAAATAAAGGTGGTACATATAGTTAATGAGAAGCAGCCAGACTTCTTCAGTAAATCACCTCAAGAAGGCTTGATGGAAGCATTAGAATATTATGAGGTTAAACATCCTCAGATAGTCTATGCACAGGCTGTACTTGAAACTGGTCATTTTAAGTCAGACTTATGTCTGAATGGTAATAATCTGTTTGGCTTATACAATAGCAAGAAACACAGATACCATACATTTGACCATTGGACTGAGAGTGTGGTTGCATATCTTGACTATGTGCAATATAGATACAAACCTCCGAATGAT